TTGTTATACGCCTCCTCAACCTTACTTAATCGAGATTGATCTCCGCCTAGCCTTTGCTGGATATCTTCTTGCCGTGTAATGCCTTCTTCTGCCGCCTTATTAGGATCAAATATACCGCTAATACCAGCTCTAACGCTAGATCCAAATGACTCAGCACCACGCTGTACATCAGTAAGCAAGCTTTCTTTTCTTTTTGGCTGGCGTTCTAAAGTTAATCTTTTAACTGTTTTCTCAATAACAGACGGATCTGTATCTTCAGGAAACTCTAGCCTTGTTCCATCAAATAGTTCTGCTATTGGCATATTTATTTTACCGGGTTACCTTTGGAATCAAACTTCAATATATTTTTATCTGATACTTCAGGCATTGTATATGGATCATCCGGGTACGTTTTATTATATCGCTTAATATACTCAGGACTAGAAAATAAGGCGGCTTTTTCGGCCTCATATTGAGACAAAATCTTCTTGTCCCCTAGAGCAAAAAGAGGATTATTTTTGTATTTTGCATCAATAGGGGCTAATAACATCTTTGTATACCTATCTAAAGCCTGCTCCCTCTTTGAAGCATCATCGTTTAAATTTTTTAATCTTCTTTCGTCTAGTGTATCAGTCCTGCTTAGATCAAGTCGATCATTTTCTATCTTTCTTTGAACTAACAACTCATCCCTATATTCTTTTGTTAAGTTTTGATTTCTTAATTCTGCATCAATTCTAGCAAGATTATAAGCCGCACTTTGAGCTAATTGAGCTTTTGTATTCTCACCTAAAGCTTGATACCTTAACCCTGTACCAAAAGACTTATCTAGTGCAGCTCGTTGAGCAGCTCTTGTTTTCTGAGTATCGCTCATCATTTGTAGTCCGGCTAAACCTCCCGCACCAATATTCTCATTAGCATACTGAGACGTACCACCATACATTTTAAGTGCCGCAGCTAACAATGCCATATTCTGGTCATTTTTTTCCTGCTTAGTTATGTCTTCCTCTTGACGCATAAGTCTTTCAAAGTACTTTGCAAAGTCTGACGTATCTTTTTTACTTGCTCCCTCAGAAGGTTTTGTTTCTTCTTTTGCCGGAATAGGAGGTAAGTTTATTCCTTGGTCAGCCGTCATTTGCGCATCTGTACTTTGGAAGATTGGCGGAATAATTGGCTTTTTAGATCCAACCGGTTTTACAGGAGGTGGTTTAGGCGTAAAACCAGCATCAAGATTAGCTTCTCTAGCTATTTGCTCATCCGCAGTTTCTTTAAGCTCAACCGGTTTAACTTTATCTTTAGGCTTGGAAGATGTTAATCGTTGTACTTCTGCCATTCTTTTTTTTGCCTCTGCTCTCTCTTCATCTGTTTGATTTTTAAATAAACCAAAAAAACTAGAGGCTGGACCGTATTTATTTATTGTTTCATTTCTTATTCTTTCTTGTTCGGCAAGGTCATTTCCAAAGTCAGATCCTTTAACAAATTCTTCTACACTTGCTAGATTCTCTTGTTTTTGTTTCTCTAACATTCTTTCATAAGGAGTCCCACCACCCGCAAAACGAATTGCCCCACCTTCAGCTAATTCTACTGTTCCTTGTCCGGTCTTCTTACTTAACTGAGACATAACATCACCTACTGTACGGCCTCGTAAGTACGGGTTTTGTTTTAATACTGTGCTAGATACCGCTTTTTCCATAGGTGTTTTAGGATCAAGACTTAATAACTCTTTAGCACCCTGTAGCCCAAAGTGATTGGCAGCATAAACTTCACCGTATGTTGGATCTCTGCCAAAGGCTTTCTTTAATCCTTCAGCATTTTGGCGAGTAAATAAAGCGCCTAACTCAGCGTTCTTCTCAGGATCTAGCTGTTCTCCTTCTTTACCGCCCATACCCTTCCATGTGGCATTAGTAAACTGGAATAAACCTTTAGCAGAACTTAATGGGTTTGCAGCGTCAGGTCTTCCACCGCTTTCTGAATATGCAATTCTTTGTACTAAATCTGCTGGTAAGTTATATTTTTCTGCCTTTGAGGAGATAAGTTGTTTAATACCACCAGCCGGCATTTGAGATGTTTTAGTAGATTGCGTAGGCATACTTGACGTATCTGCTTCTCCTGCTGGAGTTAATGGCACACTGTAATCCTGAACTTGCATGGCGTTTACATAATCGTCATACTCGTCTTGTTCATTATCTTCATCTTCAATTAAATCACCTTCAGCAAATGCAATAATCCCACCGCCGGCCATCTGCATAGGCGGTACTGGATTAGATGCTATACCTACATCAGCAGCTCCTTGTGGGGGTTGAGGCTGTTGAGGTGGCCGCATAGGGACTTGCATTGCAGGAGGCATCCTACCCATTGCTTGTGGATTATCTGCCTGTGCGTTTTGCGCCATAATCTGTTCCATGACAGATTGTGTTTGTGGCTGTGTCTGCATTGCTTGTGCTTTGAGATTTAAGTCAATCATCTCAGCTTTTTTAGCTAATATTGCAGGAACTATTTCCGGCAGTATTTGCTTCCTTTGCGCCATCTGCATAATCATGGCCTGAGGTAGTCTAGCCAAGTCTTCAATAGACCCGCTTTGCTGTTTAATTGCGCTTAATATACTCATTATTTATCTCACTTATTTAATCATATTTGCTAAAGATAAACCGCCAAGCCCAATACCTGCTAGTTGGCTTGCAAAACTAGGAGCAGTTTGAGTTGTTGTCTGTGTACCATAAGTATCGCCAAGTGGAACGCCTCGTAAGATATTAGACATAGATCCTAACTGCTGTTCTGCAAACCCTGCTCCACGCATTACGTCTTGATACTGTGCATCTAACTGTTGTTGAGCAACGCCTCGTTCTGATCCGCCATAAGCACCTAAAGCCGCAGCTCTTGCAATATCGGCCTGTTGTTGTAAAGCACCTTGCTGTCCTAGGCCTTGACCCATTGCACCATATGTCTGACCTAATTGACCTAAACCAGCAGCTCTTTGCATCTGCGCAGCTTGATTAGCCCGTTGAGCTTCTAGAGACTGCCCAGCACCAAGTTGTTGGATACCCAACTGTGCTTGAAGATTAGCCTGTCCTGTAGCCTGTTGAGCAGCTTGATTAGCCAACATAGCTTGCATATTCTGACCAGCGCCAAACTGTTGTGTAGCCTGTTGAGACTGTAAGTTTGCTTGTTGTGCAGCCTGTTGTGCCTGTTGATTGGCAAGTTGTGACTGTAAGTTTTGCCCTGCGCCGAACTGTTGAACTCCCAACCTAGCCTGTTGATTAGCCAATTGTGCGGCTTGTTGAGCCTGCTGATTAGCAAGCTGAGACTGCATACTCTGTCCAGAACCTAATTGCTGAACACCGAGTTGTGCTTGTTGATTAGCTAACTGGGCCTGTTGTTCATTTGCCCTATTAAACTTTTGCGCCTCTAAAGACTGTCCCGCACCAAACTGTTGCACTCCTAATCTGGCTTGTTGGTTGGCTAACTGAGCTTGTTGTTGAGCTTGTTGATTGGCTAACTGGGCTTGTAAATTCTGTCCTGCACCTAATTGCTGAACTCCTAAAGCAGCTTGTAGGTTCTGTGCATTAGCAGATTGTTGTAGCTGATTCTGGGCATTAAATTGATTCTGTGCGTTTTGGAATGCATTTTGTGATCCCGTAGCCTGTATGTTACCCATCTGCGTCTGAAGATTACGATTGGCTTCCGATTGCATTAATGCATTTCTTGCACCACCATAAGTACCTTGTCTAGAAGATCCTAAATTAGCACCGACAAGTTGTTTTTGTGCATCTCGTAAAGCCTCGGCTTTTTGTACATCAACAACATTCTGTTGGTACGGAGACATATACTGAGATACATTTTGCCCAAGATATGATTGCGGCCCACCCATTTGATAAGTATTTAAGTTTTGAGCATTTACGTTTCCAGCCCCACCTATATCAAAAGAAGATAAACCTTGCGGTGCATTTACGTTACCAGCACCCGCTATATTAAATGACTGTAAGCCTTGCGGAGCGTTTACATTGTTAGCGCCAGATACATCGAAAGAAGACAGTCCTTGTGGGGCATTAACTCTATCAGCACCAGCCATACTAAATGTTGTTAACCCCTGTGCATTTACAGCACCGGGCGCTTGCATTTGAAACTGTGTTAAGTTCGGTGCATTTACATTTGAACCACCTTGATACGCTGTTCTGGCTGCATCTAAAGAACCTAAACCTGTTTGATAAGCAGATTGTCCTTGTCGAAACTGTGATGGCTGTCTCAGATCAGATATTTGTTGACCTGCGGCTACTTCGTTAGGGGATAATCCAGCTATTCTCCCTGCACCCGCTAATCCAGATTGATCTAAAACATCTCCATATCTTTGTTGATATGATTGGGAAAATAAATTTTGTGCAGCTGGAAGTAAACCACCAGCAACGCCTGTTCCAGTTTGACCAACACCTGTAAAGTACGGTTCTAATATAGCCGGTGTAGTGGTTTGTGCGGTACTTACGGTAGTATTTGCCATGATTTATCCTTTATACGGGCATGAGTTTGGTTGGTTTAATTTCACGCCCTTGCTTACGGTTGCCCGTTCTTGCTTTACGAACTCGATCCATCATATCGTACAACTGTTTTGCGCCCGCCTTTGATGAACCATTACCTAAATGTGAAACTACATCTGCTGGTATTACAAATTCTCCATCAGCTAATCTAGCCTCTTGTGTTCCTTCTATACTTGCCTTAATAGAGTCTGACATACCATCTCCACCGCCAGATAAGAATCTAGGAACTCCGCCTTCTGCATAGCCACGTTGTTTCTTTTGATACTCATATATGTTGGCGGCACTTAAAGGCTCAGTATCATATGGATTGCTAACTAAGTATTGTCCAGACGATGTTGCTTTTGGTGAAAATGTTGGCGGCGGTAAAGTAGGATCGTTGCTAACTAAAGGTGGAGCAGTAACTACTGGAGGAGGTGTAGGCGCATTTTTAGCTGCTTCTGCCGCTTTTGCTGCATTTTCTGCATCTTGTTTTGCTAAAAACTCTTCTACCAATGGTTTAATTTGTGCAAATCCGCCAAAACCAAATTCTTGAATATCTCCACCTTCGGCATATCCACGTTGTTTTTTCTTTTGATATTGATAAATATTGGATGCATTTAATGGCTCTGGACCATATGGATTTCTAATCATATACTGCCCCGCAGGTGTAGCATTTGGTGATTGATAGACAGGAGGAGGTGTAGGTCCACCACCTCCTACGGCTAGTGCTTTTTCAACGGCTCTTGAAATATCTCTTGAACTGTCTCGCACAATATCCGAGAAATCTAATGCTCTATTTGCATTAGCCCTTACTGTTTCGATATCAAGCGGTGGTGAAGGTGGTTGGTCATAAATATTTCCATACGTTTTAGATAAATAATTTTGGTTTTGTTTTAACAAACCCGCATATCTTGGATCAGACATAGGATCAACTTCATTCCTATTATTTTCCATTTTTGTCATAAAATCTAAATCATCTGCGGACGTTACAGGTCCGCCCGGACCAGCTCCAAAAAATACTGGTGGTGTAACTGGAGTAGGTGGCGGTGGGGGTGGGGCTACAGCTCCAGTTAATGGTGTTGGTGCAGCAGACGGTGCTGTTGCTACAGGCGGAGGTGACTCAACAAGTTGAGGCGTTGGTTGATTATAGATGTTACCGTATATTTTAGATAAATAATCTTGGTTCTGCTTTAGTAAACCTGCATATCTTGAGTCTGACATTGGATCAACTTCGTTTCTATTATTTTCTAGTTGAGTCATAAATTCTAAGTCTTCTGCATTTGTTACTGGCCCACCATCGGCATATCCCATGAAACCGTTTTGCATATTTCCATTTACGGTATTCATGTCATCGCTACCGTACTCGTCATCTATTGATCCACCCATAGCAAATCTATAAGGATTTTCACTTACGGCTTGTTGCGCACGTTTTTTACCTGCTAAAACTCTAGCATTAAATGCGGCTTCATCTGCTTGATTGATAGCAGCAGCTTTGTCAGATTCTTTTTTCAGTGCATTGCTTTCATCTACTCCCATCATGCCTGTTGTACCCATAATAAGTGGTACGCCAGTATTAAATGTTCCAACCTTGCTTGATAAGGCATCCATAGCATTTTTATATTCTGGAGTATTGCTATTTTGTAATAAGTTGCCTATACCTTTTTGCATTGCTGCTGGGTTTCTAAATGTTGGATTAGAACTTACAGCCGGTCCGGTACTTGTTGTTATTCCCAATCCAGATGTGGAATTATCTAAACCTATTTCTTTGAGGTAATCTGCGCTACCAGATATGTTTGGCGAATCCATAGTTTGCAATAATGATGGTTCAGTTCCTGCGGCTTCTATTCCGCCCATAAGGTTAGACATACCATAAGCAGCAATACCGCCCATCAATGCACGTTTCATATCAAATCCACCGGGCTTACCAAAGCCGGATGCCAGTCCACCTATACCAGCCGCCATAGCGGGATTGCCCATCATAGCTCCTGCGGCTATACCAGCATACGGAGCCATATCCTTTAAGAACGGAGCAGCTTCACCTATTGGTCGTAATATAGCTTTTTCAAACGGCTGGGCTACACGAGTTAACATATTAGAGATTCCGCCGCCAGCAAAATGTTCTACTTCTCCACCATCTGCATAACGATTTAAAGAGCGATATCCTGCCGTTGGACTATAAACATTACCGGCATTTACTCTATTTCTGGGTATATAGTTAGATCCGGAAGATGTTGAAGTGCCATAAGTGTAAACTCTCTTTGCCTCTTCTTCTTCATCTAATTGTGCTTGCGATTTACCCTGTTCAGCACCACCGCCTAAATTAGATAGTCCATATAATCCAGCCGCACCTAGCGCCATTTGTGGATATGTTAATGAGGAAAGATAAGCTTTAGCTGTGTCATACGCAGCGGAAGGTAAATTTGGATCTAATATTTTATCTATACTATATTTAGATGGATAATTTGCCGTATCAGAAGGGTTTAATACAGTTGACGCTTCTCTTATTGGCGCTCCAGTGCTTGGAGTGGTTGGCGTATATTCAGCATTAATACCAGCTTCTCTAACTATTTGAGAGTTAATAGATTCTGGCACAGTAGAATTAACTACAGGAGTTTGTGTACCCATCATCTCTTTAGTTATCCCTAAATCAGGATCAAAATCTGGAGGCGTATAGTTGTAGTCAGGAATACCTGATGGGTCAAATTGGTTAAAATACGTTTCTAAGTTTTTTTGTCTAAGAAATTCATCTACAACACTACTATCTACTGTTTGAGGAATATTTGCTAATGCTTGTTGGGATACCTCGCTAATTATTTCTGGGCTTAATGCAGATTCTGTTAATAAAGTATTTCCAACTACATCCGCTGCAGCACCTTCACCGGCCAATGTTCCTAATCCCGTTTCTGATAACCCTGTAAATGCAGTTGCGCCAACAGTTCCTGCGCCAGCCCCTACCCCTCCAGCACCGGCCATTGCTGAATCTGCTAATGCTGCCGATTCTGCCAATGCCGCGGATTCTGCTGCGGTTAAGCCTGTTGTAGTTGATGCAAATAATGTAGGATCAACATATCCTGTTGCTACCGCTATAGCAATTGCTGCTGGCAAATACCAACCACCGGGTATCTCTTCATTAACAAAATCATCTACACTTGCTAATGCTCCGCCAATAGATTCAACGCCTTCATCAACCACGTTAAGCAGACCTTGATCACCACCGCCTGTACCTATAATGTCAGAGAATGTGTCTAATACTCCACCGCCACCGCCACCGTGCAGAGTCATGCGTCCAAGGATTGGTTGGAAAGCCCCTATCGGAAGATACGATTCGTGGTTATATCTCATACTTTTGCCATCCATTCATATTTTGGATTATCACTTGGTAGAACGTCCACCCCCAATGTCTTTAACATAGTTAATGTTTGTTTAAGTTTATTACTGTTTGGAACATTTTCTTTTGGTCCATAAACCGCTTTAAGATCAGACTTGCGAATTTTGTCCACAAATCTTGATAATGCTTTTGCTACTTTAATTGGGCTATCTGTAGTAAATAAATGTAGCTCCACATTTCCATCGCCTAGTGCAATTAAAATTAGAATAGTGTTTTCTTCTTGCATTATGATTGCTAATTTTTTGCGCAATGCAGCGCTTAACTTTTTAAGAAATTCACCTGAATCTTTTCCAAGTTTTTGAAATTCCGCATTAATGATTTCTGTAGGTTTCATACTGTCACCGTCACTGTTCCTAAATTAACTGTTGCCGATACGCCGCCTAAGTATGCAAAATTAGGTAGAACTATCTTTAAGTATTCTCCATCCCGAAAGACTGTTCCTTCCCTAAGATTGTAACCCGATGTCGGCAAATTTAAAAGCCGTATTCCATCCAACTGTAAAGGAGTATTTGAGTCTAACTGCGTAAAATATAATCTTAAAACTGATATTAACTGATTAAATTGGTTTTGATCGTAATCTGTTGGCGCTAATGGTAAAGCTGGCGCTCGAAAGGTTTGCATCCCCATTATCTACGCCCATCCGGTCTACCATCTAATCTTGGACTACCTAGCTGCCATTGAACGTCTACATTACTTGATGAAATCTCTACCGCCATCTGTCTTGCACGGGTTCTTAAAAAGACTTGTTCTGTATATATGTCCACTGCCGTCTGTATTACAGAGGCCGATTCGGTATTACTATATGCCGATCCGGGGAAGTTGCGTGGCTTAATTGTCATTGTTACTTCAGGCAGCGTAGCCGTAGAACCCGTAAAACTTACGTCTGGAATAATCCGCTTAGTCAATATAAACTGATCCCCGTCAAGTAAATCAAAGTCAGATGAGGCAATATATGAGGCCATAGCAGATACATTATCATTTGTTCCTTGCTCATGGTTGTACATAATAGCGTCAGCAGTAAGCTCACTAGATAAGATTGTTTGTGAAATGTTTACTGTATAAGTCCCTATTCCACCAGTTCCTGTTCCTAGTGCAGTTATTAATGTACCAGTTAAGACAGCACCACCTGTTATAACACTACCTATTTTTAATATTCCAGAGTTAATTGCCGTTACCGTCATGGTTGTTCCAGTAATAGATGCAGTAATGTAGGTTGCAGTAAATGCTTGAGGGTATTCCCTTAGTGATGAATCTGACCATGCCGTTCTTTGGATTGATCCGTAATACCAAATTTTTTCTAAATGATTGTAGATAACGTAGGCATTATTAATCTGGCTAGTTGCTGTTGGATAAAACCACCAGATTTCATTCCAGCCTTCATTTGTTCCTGAAACTACTTGATCGGTTTGATCATAATTAAAGTTCTCAAAAACGTGGTTTCGTAATGAGCAAGGCAGAGTCTCTACTCTACCGCCATATGCATAAAACTTATCATGTCCCATCCAGTAGGCTGTGTTATTCACAGTCACCACAGATCTTGGGCTGATAATAGATATATTGTCTGACAACTCAGTTAGTCCAAATACGTCTGTTGTGCCTAAGAATTGGAACGAGTTTAATGTTCCTTCCGTATATACAAGGATTTCTTGTCGTGTTGCAATGGCACAAACAATCTGTGAACCACGAGATACTCGAATAAATCCCGCCGTATTAGTCGTTAATGGTGTCCATATATTCGGCTCATCTTGACTTGCCCATCTAATTAATAAAGGATCAAACGCTCCTCCACCATACGGCGTTGCACCAAAACAAACTAAATGTTTACTATTTTGTGATACTAAAGTCTGCATAGCCTGAGTCGGCACATCTGCGGCTGGTACTGTATTTATCGTAGTTGTGGATAATAACGATGCACGAGTTGTTAATGATGAGGAATATTGCCAGTAGTAAATAGCGCCGTTTCGTACATTAGCCACCATATCATCATCAAAGTTACCTATAAACCAATCTCTTTGAGCTAGGTAAACGGGTGTTGCTGATCCTGCACCCCACGCTCCTGCTGAGTACGCACTTGCTCCCCAACCATAACCCTGTGTTGCATTGTCATAACCAATGTTAATTTGAAACGCCGCTGTAATCCCTGCTCCCCCACCTGTTGCTGTAGAGGTAGCCGCTGCTGTAGCAGTAATTGAGAATGAATTAGCGGTTATATACGTCATAATATATTCGGCATTAAGTACTGTTGCCGAGATACCGCCTACTGCTGAAGCACCTGAAAAGGTTACATAGTCTCCACTTGCACCACCGTGAACTGCAATAGCCACAACTACCGTTTTAGATCCGTTTGTAGTCGTAAAACAATTATTAGTTGCTGGTGAGGTAAATGTTTGTCGAATTGGAGTCATGTCATATAACTGCTGACCAGCTTCGATATATAGCTTTCTACTTGACCCAATCCCTAAAAAATTCTCGTTACTAGTGGTTATCCAGTTAAATGCTTGTCGTACAATGCCCGGAATAATAAGTAAAGAGTACCTTAACCAACCCCCCACCTTTTGTGGAAAGCCGGAACGGAATCGTACTTTATCGCACTCAAACCATCCACCCTCGTTTGAGTAGTTTGTCTGATCTCGATTAACTCCGGGCTTAAACTGGATTTTCTGTAATGGCATCTTAACCTATCATGGTCGAGGCGGATGTTTGCACATCGGCTACCCGCTTGAGCCAGCCTTTGCCATAGGTTGGAAAGGTTGGTAGTGATTTATAGAACGCTTCTTTACTGTGACTAAACTTTTCAAGCAGGTCTTTACCTTCAGCATCTTGAATCGCCTTCATGGTTGCCGGACCAATTGAGCCATCGGCAGTTACACCAAGAGCCTTTTGTATCATCTTACGAGCAGCGGCTGGTCCAGCATTAATAGCAAAGTCGAAAACAGCGTAGTCCACGCCAGCAGGTAAATCATCACCCCTGACTGCATCCCAATAATCTCTTTTATATAACGGTTTAACATCTTCTTTCTTTAGCGCTTTCATGTCGTCTTGAGTTACTTGATGCCCTATGTACTTCTCCCAGTTAGCTTGGGTACAACCCCACATGGTAGAACCTTTGCGCCCGTCTGGTAACTTATTGCCGGGGTCACGCTCATCATTAGTAAAACCGCCCTCATGGGCTATGACCATATCAAAAGACTTATCCCAATTATTTAGCATTTTTTTTCATGTCCATAATTTTTTCAAGGGTTCTACCACCGAAATAAAAGCTCATAATGAGCATACCCCACTGCCCAAGCAACTCCACATAATTGTTATTTACTTCTACATCCCAAGCACTCATCATAGCAAAGGTTGTGTAGGTCATTAGGATAAATACCAGCGTCATTGGACGGATGTTCTTAGATAGCCAAGAGTCTGACATCATGTCGGCTTGTAGTCGTTTAGTCAGTTCTTGTTGCTCGCTTACATCTGCTTGTAACTGAGCCAACTCGCCATTCTGAGCTAGGGTTGCTAACTCCAACTGTGCCTTAGCCTTGGCTTCCGGGTCGGGAATCAACTTATCAATTAACTTACCGCCTATGTTGAGTATTGCGTCAAGTCCTAACATTATTTTCTCTTTTCTCGTTCTTCAAGCAACTGTACCTTAACTTGTAGTTGATGGATGTCTTTATAAACTTCTTCTTTAAGTCTATGCCTTGCCTCGGCAGACAAGGGCGAGTCAGTCGGCACATTTTCTTTGGTAATTAGTGCTGGCATCTGCCCTTCAATCTTTGTTAAACGTGTAGAAAAATCCGCAACCTGACCAAGTAGCCAAGCCAAACACGCTACAACAATTGGCAGTACCGCTTTTAGAACGTCTTGAATGTTCATTTCTTATTCCAAAGTTCAAACAGCGTCTTCACTTTTTCTTCAAGGACTGACACTTTATTATCCATTTTGGCAAGCACAATAACTAGCGTTACAAACCCTACGAGTAGAGGCCAAATCTTTGCTAGTATGTCTACTGTTTCCATTGCTCCCCTTTAAGGGGGTTGCCCCCCCCTACTGCACTGTCTCTTCAGGCACCTTTTCTAAAGGAGCCACTAAAGATTGCTTTAACATATTAACAAATGCTTGTTTTCCCACATTGAGTTGGTCAAGATTAAACTGCGATGATGCCATTTTCCGACTTAAATCATCAATGTGATTAACCATCATTTGCTGCTCGTTGGTCATATTGTCTATCAAATACTCTACTTCATCAATAGTTATGGCGGGCTTTTTAGTGTTTTCGCTCATGCTATTCTCCTAGGTTGTACTACGGTTTAAAAACTATTGTGCTGCACTCCTTAAAGGAGTTAAATCTTCTGTTGTCCAAAAGTCTTTAGCAATCATAATTTCAAGATGTTCTTTGTTACGCTTTAAAATATCAGCCCAATCTTTATCAGACATATCTTCTGTCTTTCCCGCATTAATTAGATTAACTGAATCCATTGCCGCACTATAGTGTTTAGCAATTTGTTCTGCTGTTATTGTGTTTTCCATTTAATTCTCCTTAAGGGTGGGTTGCTTTGTATGCGTCAAATTCTGCTTTGAGTTCTTGAATTGCTGAGACAAGTGTTGCTACCAAGAATGATGTATCTACACCTTGGGGCATGATTGAACCATCTTCTTTAAGTGCATCTTTTTCCCCTGATACTGCTTGTGGACATATTTTGGCTAGTTCGTGAGCAATAAAGCCTTCGGCCTTAGAGCCGTCAGATTTCCACTTATAAGTGACTGGCTTTAGTTGAGCCACTCTAGCCAATGCACCTGTCATTGGTTGCACATCCTCTTTTAACCGATAGTCAGATGAAGTAACATAAGATGTTGTAGTACCACTTACTGATACATAACCACAAGTAGAAAATGTATTGCCATTATTACTCCAAATTGCACCATAATATTGGGCAGTTCCACTTGCATTTGTAGATTGATAAGCCGCTGTGCCATTAGCGCATAATGCTACTACAGAATTACCACCTGTATTAACAAAAGTAGCCTTAGCCACTTGCGTTAAAGCAGAATCATTACCAACTATAAAATTACCACTATCGTTAAATATCCCTCTAGGATTCCCATCACCATCAGATAAGACGATGTAGTTACTTGCTGTACGGATGTCTAGACCACCATTGTTACCTGTATATTTACCAATAATAGTATTTTTAGAACCCGTGGTAATTTGACCGCCAGCGTTATACCCTACAAAAGTATTTGTTGAGCCTGTTGTTAAATCATATCCAGCCTGTAATCCAACAGCAGTATTTAATGTTCCAGTTGTATTTGTATATAAGGCTTGAAAACCTATCGCTGTGTTGGCAGAGGCGGTGGTATTTGAGTAAAGGGCTTGTAAACCAATTCCTGTGTTTTGTCCGCCAGATGAATTAGAATAACCCGTATCAGAACCCATCCAAGTATTTTGTGCGCCTGTAGTTGTATACCCTGCTCTGTAACCTACTGCTGTGTTACCAGAGGCAGTGGTATTATTAAAAAGTGCTGATGCACCAACAGCAGTGTTATATGCTCCAGTTGTGTTTGAATACAATGCCGCTTGACCAAAAGCACTATTAAAAAACCCAGTAGTGTTTGTTGCTAGTGAGTCCGAACCAAATGCGGAACTTGCATAGCCACTTGTAGTGGCTCTCATAGATATATAACCAAATGCGCTATTAGAGTTTGTTGTAGTTTGTGTTGATAGTGCTTGGTAGCCAACAGCAGTAGAGTTAAATCCAGTAGTGTTGGCACTCATTGTTTGATAACCTACCGCTGTATTGTATGAGGCGGTGGTGTTTGCTTGAAGTGCATAGTCACCTATACCAATATTGTAATTACCTGTTGTGTTAGCAAGTAAAGTTGTATTACCTACTGCCGTATTAGATGCGCCAGTAGTATTATTTCTTAGTGCTGAAGTGCCAATAGCAGTAACAAAACCTGTAGTATTAGCAGCCCCCGCTTGGTAACCTACGGCTGTGTTGTATCCTGCCGTACTAGCAAACAACGCTTGATAACCTACTGCTGTGTTGTATGAGGCTGTGGTGTTGGAATAAAGAGCTTGTCTACCTATGCTTACATTAAATGCACCCGTTGTGTTTGAGTACATTGCGGCAGCACTGATTGCAACATTTGCCTCGCCCGTAGTATTACTTCTTAAAGAAGAAGCGCCTATAGCCGTTGTAAAATTCCCAGTGGTATTTGAATACCCCGCTTGATACCCCAAAAAAATAGTTTCGGTAGCCGTAGTATTACTATACCCTGCTTGATAACCTACTGCTGTGTTGTTAGATGCGGTGGTGTTGTTGACTAATGATTGTCTTCCATAAGCCGTGTTATATGCGCCAGATGTGTTTGATTGAAGCGATCCAACACCAAAAGCAGAATTGTCAGTGCCAGTGGTATTTGCTTGCAATGCGCTAACGCCAAGGGCTGAGTTTAATTGACCCGATGTATTTGCAATTAAAGCCTGCCAACCAATTGCAGTGTTATACGCACCTGTTTGGGAGCCACCACCCAAAGCACTCACACCCACCGCAGTGTTGGTAGACACCGCACCAGCACCACGACCAACAGTAAGACCATTTACAGAAGCGTCGTTAACAGTAGTTAATATACCAGCGGCGGTAATTCGCATTCTGTCTGTGTTATTGGTAAAAAAGACAAGTGGGTGATTTGTTGCTGTTCTTATTGAGCCTGAAGTTGAATCCGCATACATTGACACAACAACATCATTTGTTGTTTCTCGAACTAATACTTCTGGTTGAGATGTGCCGTTAACATATAGCATTTGAGTTGTAGTACCAAATCCCGGTGCTTCTGCTACAGCACCAACATGAAGTAATGCTTGTGGACTAGAAGTACCCACACCAACCGAACCTGATGTAGTAACAAAATTAGCACCTGTAGCAGCAGTTAATGTAGTGCCGTTAAATGTTAAGTTGGCTGAGTCTGTTTCTAATCCGCCTGTTGTGGAGTACACTACTCGACCAGATGTAAGTCCTGAGTTAGTAATTGATGTAGCAGTAATTGCGCCTGTAGAGATTGAACTCGCATAATTCACGGCTTCTACCACATTCGTACCGTTGTTATAGACAAACATGGTCTTACCAGCAGCTACGGCAATTCCTGTTCCTGTTGTGTTCTTAACCGTTACCGCATCCGCTAGACCGTTATTAACTAGGTAAAGTTTCTCAATCTGGCATCCAGAACCAAGGATTAAGTTCCTTGCACCGCCAGATGTACCTGTTAGATTAAGGCGTAAATTACGGGCTGACTGTGTAGCATTTGTATCTACTAAAGTTATGGTTACGTCTGCACTTGAGAAGGCTACGTCCGCTGAACCTGTTATTGCCTCACCTAGAGCAGAATCGCCCAAGTTTACGTTGGTTGTTGCGCCCCATGTACCGGTCTGATCTCCCGTGCCGATTAACTCTATTTTTAGTGCTGAATATGTGGATGCCATTTGTTTTCCTTTATGCCGCTATATCATTCCATACCGGAGTTTGTGTATCAATAATATCAGTCCAAGTAGGTGTTTGTCCATCATTTATCGCCCCCCAATTTGGCACTTGATTCGTATCTATAATGCCCCAAACCAATACCGGCTCTATCTCTCCTGTTGCTGATACACCTACTACATATACTTCAACAGATGGTAATACGGTTACCGTTCCTACATCACCTGTTGCACTTACACCTGTTACGTTAACATTTGTCTGTATAACTACTGTTACAGTACCAACTTGTCCAGTTCCATCTACGCCCGTTACACTAATGCTAACGTCCGTTTGAATACTTACACTACCTACACTTGCAGTCCCTGCTACGCCAGTAACGTCTACATTAACATCACAAGTAACAGTAACTAACCCAACTGCGCCCGTCCCAGATACTCCTGTTACGCTAACTTCTGCCGTTCCTGTAACACTTACAGATCCCACACTTCCAGTAGAATCTACTCCCGTTACTGAAACATCAGCATCTGCTGTAACAGTTACAGTCCCTACACTTGCCGTTCCAGATACACCAGTTACACTTACATTTGCATCTGCATTTATTGTTACAGAACCTATTGATCCTATTACTTCAAATGATACATTTCCATTACCCCAAGATGCCTCACCCCATCCTTGGCTTCCATAACCTCCTAGGGCAATTGATACATCAGCCACATTTACGCTATTCGAATGATGGCGTTAGTTGAATCTGCCGCAGGAAATACAATTGTAAATGTTCCCGAAGTAGATGTCTTAGCACCACCAAAGTCTAGTACGCATACTGTTGGATCACCAGCCGCCGTATCGTTATATATCAAAGCCCCATAAGCAGTAATCGTAGCTGTAGTAAACGATAAGTCAGCAAAGTCTGTAAAAGCTGTAGTTGAAGTAGACGTTGGCGTTACGTTTGTCAATGTCCCACCACCTGCTGTATAAGTACCAGAGTTAGCTACTTCGTTTGTGGCTGTATACGCTGTGGTCGCCGCTGTAAAGGACGCTGAGTTATTGTACAAAGCTAACTTAAACGTATTTCCTGTACCAGTTGTAAAGTTATGCACTGCTTTCATTAACTCTACTTTAAAGCTAGTACACATAAAATTGCCTGTAAATGCCATAATAAACTCCTATAAAAGATTAATTAGTTCTGCATGACCTGAATCTTTAAGCTTTTGTGCAATAGTTACACGGTCAAATTTAACTGCTTCATTCATGTAAAAAACTAATATCCCACGAATATGTTCACGAAACGCTACTGCCTGATCTCGAATGACGGGATGTGACTGATCGCCAATCTGAATAATTTTATCTACTGCTCGATCTGCTAATTCTTCTGGCGTAAACCCACGGTAGTCTACTGTTGCTACTTGAATTAGTCCTATCTCACTTTTGTTCTGTGCGTTCATCTTACGGGATACCTTACTTGTCCACTACGATAAGCATCTTGACGGTTCTTGCCATCGCCTAATTGTTTGAGTTCTTCCATCGCTTCGTCATAGCGAGCTTTGTAAAAATTAATAACTTCTGCCTCTGACTTCATAAAAGAGGCCGCCTCTAATAATGAGCCATACAATAATACTGAATCAAAGTTATCACCTAACCATGATGTTGATGCCGTAACTATGGAATTTGGATAATAAAAATAATGTAACTCTGCGGAATAATTTGCATCCGGAGTTGGTCCTAGAATAAAAGTATTATCATCAAAAACTGCATAGTACTTTGGTACTCCATAAAACGGTGAATCTGTATCAGGATACGACTCTCGAATAAAGTTTACATCCTTATTCAATAGATATAAGTACTCGTTACTTGCGTTAATTATAGCTAAACTAAACGTAGATAACCAGTCTGTAGGCGTAGTTAAATACTTATTTCCACTTGTTAAATTACCTGTTACGTTCTTTCTGATTGCTGGTAACTGCACCATATTGTAAATGCGTTGTTCTGCCATCTTTACGAAAGTAGCAATCTGGTTTGCAGAAGTAAAACTCCCTACCGTATCTGGAAAGGTATTCTCAGCATAGCCTTTAATTGCAGCAGTTAATTCTGTGTAGTTCACGCCATCGGGCCTCTAGCTATACGACCTTTAGTAGCTGCGCCATTCCCACGGGTTTCTATCCCTGTAGTCTTTACACCAGCCATTTGGTTTTTTGGTTTCATTGGCTTACCATCCATCGTATGTGGTTCGGCATAGACTGTCGCATCACCAATCTCTTTACCCATTACTTTTTTAGAGAACTTTGCCATTATCGACCCCTTGAGCCAGATTTCTGATTCATCACACGAGCCATGTTTCTGCCGTATTTCTTCATATCAACGGTAGTAACACCACCAGCTTTCATGCCGTGCATACGCTTCTCATGTCCTTTGACGGCTTTCTTTGCTACCTTCTCCATCATTGGCATATCTTTTTTTACGTCTTCGTGTTTCATAATTACTCCTAAGTTATGGTTACTGTTACGGTTCCTAAACCACTTTGGGCTGCTAAATTGTTTGGTGTTAGCCCATCATTACTAGACCCTCCAACGGGATTCCATCCCCATTGAAATATTCTACTACCTCCTGACACATTCCCCAAGCTATCTGTACCGGAATTTTTATAACTTACATCTGGTCTAGGATTCCTTAAAGCCTGTGGATCATCTACTGGGTACATTCCTAAACTTAACTGCGGTTGATCTGGTTCCCAACACTCAGGACATACTTTAATATTCTTTTGTGTTTGTTTTATTGTTAGCTTCTTTAACTCTTTTAGTTTGTAACGCTGCCCACAACGATCACACTCTGAAATCGCATTTTTTCCGGATGCAAATGCATTAGGCATAGAATGTATTCCTAGGAACAAATCGAGAAGGTGCTTTTTCTCGATCTTCTGTTGATGCTAATAACCACTGTTCTTCGTACTCTTGTTTTAAAAACCCAAGCCGTGCCTGTCCATCTGGAAGTTTTTGTGCCATATAGAACGCTAGTCCAGATACCAAACAAGGTAGTAATCTAAACGGTATATCTTGAATAATCTCACCATTCGTTCCACCGTCTTGAATTCTACGCAAACGCCAGTAAATAAATGTGTATGGTCCACCACCAGCATCCGGAGTTGGCCAGATATTAATACATGGTAAGTTCTGTACGGTAATTGGCGCAGCCGTTGTATGAGATGCGGCGGTTGTATTATTCTGCCCTCTTGCACAGTTTGTTAATACGTTTCCTACAATATTTACATAACTAATCGTCTCGGAATCAATCTTAATAAATCCCGCACTAGGTAAACTGTATGCACTAGATACCGTGATTGACGTTGTTGTAGCGTTAATCGTGCCATTTAAAGTCGCAGTTGCGGTGTAATCTAAACCTGTTTGACGGTTAATCCATACTTGAATTGGTCTACCAGTAGTCAGTTTATTAGGTATCGTAGCGTAGGTTGGCTCAGATATACGACTAATTGATATGTCTATTTGGGTAGACGGAGTACTATTATTTTGCCGGATTTGATGGTCTAAAAGGTCTATTGTATCAATTGGAATTGGGTAAATAGCCTGTCCTGTGGTAAGTAAGATCTGACCTTGTTCTACCGTCCAAAGATTTAAACCTCGGTTTGCCCACTCAATTGTTAATAAATTAAGTGACCGGCGAGCTGTGCGCATATCATAACCTGTACGCAATTCAGTACCACAACGCTCAAAGGCTTCCTCAATTAGATTATTTAGATCTAAATTTGATGTGGTAGTTCCCGATGTCAGTGCCATTATCTATACCCTGCGGTTTTCTTTGCTATATTCTTCGGTTGCGCTACAAACTGTTTACCTTTTGACTTACCTGCTCGTTTTGCTTTAGTTGTTGCTGCATACTCCTGTGGGCTTAACGCTTCAATAGCTTTCTTTGGTAAATACCGCTCACCAGTTACAGATGACTTCTTACCTGACTTGGTTGTCCACTTCTGTTCACCCCAAGACTTTAAAGACTGTTGTGGCGCTTTCAATCTTTTGCCTCTTCTTTTTCAAGAAGCTCCATATCAATTTGTTCATCAGTTATATACTCATCTAGTCCACAATCACAAGGACCATTATCATATATAAAACAAGTTGTACTATGTTTACTTTCAATCACGATAACCTCCTCCTGCTGCTTTATACCGTTTAGCCATCAATTGTGCTTTTCTGGCTGACCACTGCCCCGCACCCGTACCCTGTACTGCGGAGGCTTTGATGCTATTAAATATACGTTTACGCAAACTTGGTTTTGTGTAGTTACCAGCTTCGTTTACTTTAGACTGTCCACCTGCGGCCATTTTCTTAGGTTTAATACCCTTTTCTTTCATAGCAATTGCCGTAGCCGCCTGTTTAGCTAAACCGCCTTCAGCAAATTGCATAAAGTCCGTATCATCTCTACGAGCTTTCTTTTTAGCACCGGGCATTTTAGATGGGTTTATATCTCCCATTCCACGAGAGGATCTCATGCACGGGTCTTTCCACGAATAGCACAGCCGTCAGCACGTTTAGAGGCGCTGGAAACGTTTCCACCAGCTTTATATTTGCTAGGCTTTATGATTGTTTCTTTCTCTATAACAATTTCTTTAACGGGTTCTTTTGCTTTTATTCTACGGGCTTTAGACTCTTCACGAGTTTCTCCGCCAAGCTCTTCGTTAATTACTTCTATAGGATTTGCTAATTTATACTTATCAGTAACTTCACTTACCTTGTCACTGGTATCTTTTAACATTTTCATTATTGACATAATTAGGCTCTTGTCTTTCCACGAACTGCGCATCCATCGGCTCTTTTAGATGCACTAGAAACGCTCCCTCCACTAGCCATCTTTTTAATTGTGCCGCCTTTTTTCTTACCCATTAAACTTCTTTGATTTTTAATAATACGGTCTTCTCTTTCAAAATCTTCAAAAGGTGTACCTTTTATTGCGCCAGATTCTTTTGCTAATTTAAACTCAGGACTATTTAGTCTCTTCATTACCGCACGATAATCAGGATTTGATTTCTCCATACTTGAGGCATATGACTCTTCTGCCGCTGCTGCATCATATGCAGGTTCTTTTGCTTTTGGTTTGGCTAATTCTGTAGTGTAAGACTTTCCATTAAAAGTAAATGTCTTGCCACCGCCAGCTCTTGCACTTTTAAACGCTTCGCCAAAAGTTTGTTTTTTAGGTGAAGCTGTAGGTTTGCTTCTAACACTTGTTTCTTCTTCAACACCGGCCTCTATTATTGGCGTTGTTATAGTTTTAGTTTCTGTTTTAATTTCAGCAGGTTTTTTATCAAGTTGGACAGGTTTAGCTATTTGATCTTCGCCTCTTACTAATTTAAATAGATCAATTCCGGGATCTTTTAATTGACCCATACGGTATTTAACTATCTCATCATCGCCAGTGTATCCGCCATCCTCAAATTTTTTCATTCGTTTAGAGCCCTTTTTCATAGGGTGTTTTGTCATTCCACCCTTTTTCATATAGCCCATCTTGTTACGAACTTCTGTGGGTAACTTAGCTAATCCGGGATTTTTCTTAGCATCAACAGGTTTCATTTAGCAAGCCCTTCCGCCTTTAGTCATTTTCTTCATAGGCATACCACCCATGTTCATTTTTACCATAGTGCCTTTGGTCTTACCCTTGACTTCAACACCACCACCTTTAGCCATACCACCCATATTCATTTTCTTTACAGGTTTTTTTGCCATACCACCTTTTTTCATTGGCATTGCAGGAGTTCCGGGCATCGGTCTACCAGCTTGCCCCATTTGATTGTCCATACCCATACGTCCGCCTACAGGCATTTGCGCTCTTTGTGGCATTGCCGGTCTTTTAGCGGCCATCATTGCTGCCATCATTCTTGGATCCATTTTTGAAGCCATCGTATCACCACCTTTTTTAAAAGTTTTGCCTTTGTCGGCGTTTGAAAAATCACGCCCCACGGACTGTGGGACACCTACCTTCTTAGCAAAAGCTTTATTATGAGCAATTGCTTCCATAAAATTGTGCTGCTTTTTACTGCTACTTGGCATTACACCATCCTACCTCTAGTTTTACCTTTAACTGCACAACCGTCAGCACGCTTAGACGCACTAGATACTGATCCGCCTTTTTTCATTGATTTTATTTTGTCCATTGGAATATCATCAAATCCTTCTATTCCTGTTTTAATTTTTGTATCACTTCCAGTTGGTTTTCTTAAAGGTACACTTTTTACTTCTTTACCATCCATTTTAAAATCATAATCTCTATCTGGTTTGCGAAGCATTCCTTTATCTGTAGTTTTACCAGATTTTAATGCGTTTGAAAACTCTTCCATATCAGCCATTATATTATCCGTCCTCTTGTTTTACCTTTGACTGCGCAACCATCAGCTCGTTTAGAAGCACTAGAAACTTTGCCACCACTAGCCATTTTCTTAACCTTACCACCTTTATGCATTTCAGCGGATTGCATTCTTGAATTAATTTGTCTTAATTCGTCATCTGCTGCATAGTCTGGGTTTAAGTTAATACTTCTTTTTTCAATTTCAGGCTTTGTTTCGCCAACTTTAGGAATGTTTGTTCTGTAATTAATAGATGGCTTTTTTGCTTCTGTTATTTCGTTCGCTCTTGCTCTATCAGCAAACTTACTCAGTGCTGCTAATCCAGTTCCTTTTGCTCTTCCTAACGGACTTTTAGCATAAGCAGCATCTTCTTCAGCTTCTAAGAAGGCGAATATTGGGTCTTTTACTTTAGCCATTTTGTTTACCTCGAAATAAGCTGGTCAATTTTGTTTTCAAGCTTGTTAAACCTTGCATCAATGTGTTCAACAATCCGGTCAACTTCTGCTTTAGTGACGTTATCACGGGCTACCTCTTCTCTTGTTTTGTTTAACAAAATACCGATACGGGCTAACTCTGTAAACTTCTCATTCATCATATAGGCTATGACTGCTATTAGTATAGTCAGTCCGCTTGTCCATAACTCCATCACGTTTAGCATTTCCATCTTTTTAGACTCGCAGCCTTCCTTGTTGGTTTGCCGTTCTCGTCTTTCATTGGTCCGGGCATCCCTGACATCCTAGCGCAAAACGACTTCTTCCTTGCACCGCCTTGCGGTTGCGGAGCCTTTAGATTAGACCCCGTAGCCGCATTATACTTAGCTCTGCCTTTTGCAGTAAGACCCGCCCCTTTAGATACAGGCAGTTTCTCACCTCTACCAATAGACAGGGACGGAGACTTTTTAGCCATAATAAATATTAACTGCCAGTAAGTTAACCATGTAAGCATAGATACCACTTACAGCTACAACACCTTCTCCGGGAATTAATGGTGCATTATTAAATATATCTGTTGCACTTACGTCATACGATAGTAACCATCTACCCGTGGTATAGACTGCGGCTGGACTAGCTGTGATAGTTCCAGTATTAATATCGGTAATAGTAAAAGTGCTAGATGTTAATACTGTAACCGCATAGTTACCATTAGTCGCAGCGCCACCTGTACCAATACCAAACTCAATCCCAATAACCTGTCCTGTGGTTAGTCCATGAGCAGACTGCGTAACGGTGACTGTTGTTCCAGAGCGTCCGTAGGTTGCTGTGGTTACTGGGGCTGTAGTTGTATCAAATAGCGTGACTTGTCCTGCGGTAGCAGTACCCACAAAAGAAAGCCCTTTGACACGATTTCTTCCCAACACCAAAAATCCACTTTGATTTAGGTGTCCTTGTTTTACGTCATATTGCATACCCATAATTAATCTCCAAAAGTTAAGGGGCTATCCCCAGATTAATTAAGAAGTAGCAAACGGAGTAGCAACAGTACCAGAACCTAGCACTGTGCCTGTAACCATATACTTTAGTGCAGTAATTGCGTAGATCTGTACAAATGTACCTGCAACTCCACCAGTGGTTGTACCGTTAAAGTTAATAAAGTCATCACTTGCACCAGCAACGAAGCCACGGGCTGCGTCTGTTGAATCAGTGTCAATTGACAATATAGCGCCTACATACTTATCTGTGCCGTCAGTACCAATCTTCAAGGAAGAAGTAGAGATTGTGGTTGGAACCCAAATGGTGTACACCACGCCTTCGTTGTTCAGCGTGCTTGGATCTTGACCGGGGCCGGAAGTGGTTGGGTTTGCAGATGAGTTAATGGTTGGTAAAGTTAAAGTTAAAGCAGCCGCTAAAGAACCACCTACGGAAATAATACGTCCACCATGAGCCTCTGGGCTTAGGGTAGTGCTGGTTGTAATTTCAACAATAGTTGCTGGACCTTGTTGATAAATGCCACCTAATGAACGAAGTGGACCTTGGAATGTGGTGCGAGCCATATTAATTCTCCTATATACAAGTTAAGCCTATTAATCGGTATATCGTCTGCTGGGTGCAGTTTAATAAGCTGGTATTACCCAGATAAATAATCATACTACAAATAAATGAAAAAGGGGAGTTTTATCTCCCCTTCTTTTTACGCTCCGGGCGAACCGAACATTCCTAATGGATCCGAGAATCCAAAAGAATAACGCTCACGAGACTTGTAACGGACGTTACCTGTATCGAAGTCACCGTCCATCGAGTTACTCAAAGGTGTACGAACAAAATGCTTCATACCATTTGGTACATCGGTGCAGATGAAGTAAGCATTTGTATCAGTCAGATAGTTATTTACTGTATAACCTTCTGGGATTGAACTATTGCTTACGATAGCGTTGATGTCGTTGTCTGCTGTTGCAGTACGGAGCTGTGTCTCTAATAGACGAGTAGCCACGAACTGTAATGCAGGTGGAACAACTAGCTTACGAGGTTTAGCGGCGATTAACAAGCCACGCTCATCAGTCCAAGCAGCGATTTGAATGACAGCGGCTTCTAAAGAAGTCTCATTCAAGTCAGCAGGGGTAGATTGAGTGTTGCTGTTTGTGCCGCCAGAAACCAATGGATGTGACGTACTGAATAAAGCCACGCCATCACCACCAGCATAAACACCAGCAGAGAAACCGTTGTTTAAGACGGAAGCTGCTTTAGTTTGCTTAGTGTAAGCCATTGCACGAGCTAATGCTTTGGTATAGCGTGATGATAGGCTATCGTAGAGGTTATCTTCGATTGCTTCTTCAGTCAAGCTAAAGCCAAGGGCAATAGTTTCGTGGTTATAACGAGCTGTGAAAGCTTCTTGTGCATTGTCATAAGCGATGGCAGAACCTTCGTTTTTGACCGGTGCAGCATTAAAGCCAGACAGTTTTGTTTCTTCTTCGAACGAACGCTCAGAAGTCTCTGATGCATAGATTTCTTTGTGTTGTTCGCCATACGTTGCATACTCCAAACCAAACAAAGCGTTTAGTCCGGGAAGCAACTCTTTAAGTAGCTGCGCTCTTGAAATAGCCATTTAGTTGCTCCCTTATACGCCAGTTGAGTTGTTATACTGATGCATAGTCGCATTTATCTTAACGATAAACTCAACAAATGTGTCAGTGCCAGTTGCTGTATCTCTTACCACATCAATAATACGAATAGGTAGAGTATTAGTAGTAGCTTGCGTTCCTTCATCAATCGCTACAGCGGAATTACCAGTAGTGGTAGAACCAGCGTTTTGAATTAAAGCAATGTTATTACCAATAGCAGAAATACCCATTCCAGCTACAGTTGTGGTTGAAGAACAAGAAACTACTTGGAACAATGTATCAGGATCATCCGCAACGACTGCAAAAATCTTCGTTCCAGATTTGATTGCCTGACTTGCTGGGTAGAACTGTTGTTGCTGTACTTGCCCAGTAGATGAGTTAGTAAAACTAACACCTAAAAATACACCGCAAGGTGTAGCTGTAGTTGTGCCAGTATCTTTCTCAATCGTTCCATCGGAAATACGTTTTACTAAATCGCCATAGAAAATGTTCGTAGCATAGCCACTTGCAATTTCCATCTGACGAGTTGCCCCTGCAAAGACCTGACCGCCAATTAAATTGACTGGTTTTAGTCCATACGGAGCGCTTACAGTTGGATAAGCCATATTAAACTCCTAAGTTAAATTAATTACCTTTACCAAATGTGGTCGTAGACTTACTCTCTTTAAAGAGTGGCATCCGTGGATCACTTTGGCGCATAAGACTATTATCTACGGCCTCCATCTGATTTTCTGCTTGATTACGGAAGAAACTGTTCCGTTGATCAACTAAATCTTCTGGCGTTTTGCAGAGTAATAATCCACTGATCTCAATATTCTCTTTGTATCGACTATTGGGATCTATCAACATTTGCATCTGTGGCTGTTCTTCAATACCTACAGGCTCCCATCCTTCTCTCAATTTCGATGAAAGATTTCTTGGGTCGGCTTGATTCAGCGTTGCTACTCGTATCCATCGGTACTTATAACCTGCTTGCTTGTCTGGTTCTGGTAAAAGCTCTGCTTGTTTCCAAACTTTTACACGTTCCGTAAACTCACGGGTTTCTATTTCTCTTGGTTTCGTTGTCATATTAAGACTCCATTTTTACTAGTTCACGGGCGTATTGCTCTGGCGTTAGACCTAACCTTTTAGCTATCGATAGCTGCGAAGTATTAAGCTTTACCTTTTTCGAGGATGTGCTTCGGTTCGCTGGGGCAACTACGTTACTAAGTTTTTGTCGAGGCTTCTCGTCTTCAGCTTCTTCAAAGTTTTCAGGAAATCTTTTGCGCATTGTTTCGTCAATACGCTTGTAATACTCGTCAGTCGTAGCATAAGCCATTCCATTTTCTTTGACAAGCTTTTCGTGTAGCCCTAAAGCTAGACTTGTCATTTCATCATCTTGCCCAAACCAAGAGTTTCGGTCTTGCCATGAGGAAGCTTTCTGATCACGGGGTGGTCTTTCCGGCTGTTGTTGTATTTTTACTTCATTTCTTTCTTGTTGTAAAGCATTTTTTTGTTGCATATTTTGCGCAACATTATCTGCCCTATCTAATTTAATGCGGGCGGTAGTCATTTTTTCCTGTGCTTCGACTAACCTATCGCCATCTCCGGAGTCATAAGCCTCTTTATATTCCCGCTTTGCCATCTCCATTTCACGCTGGGCGGCGGTTTTGTAAGAGTCAACAGCATAATTCTCACTGTTGGTAACTCTGCCTTTTAAAGATTTATTCTCCTCAAAAAGCTGTTTGGCTATATTAATAGCTTCTTGTCTTTCACGGTCAGCCTCTTCTTTAGCACGGCGTTCATCGTGATAAATCTTCCTAAATCCAGCTATCTTTTGTTTAGCGGCCTCAGAGTATTCATCAAGTTCATCCTTTTCCATGCTCTCAACAAACTCAGGTTCAGAAGGAGTTTTGCCACGATCCTGTTTGGGAACGTCACTCTCCACCTCAACTTCTATCTTTTCGTCTGGATACTTAAATTCGTCAAAGCCTAATTTATTTTCTGCCATCGTAAACTCCTTATTTTCGTCTAATACCACGGGGGTCGGAAACTACACCTTCTACTGTATCGTCATTGATAATGCGGAACTCTTTATTATGTATGACTAGTCTTGTGCCTGCGTGGGGGCGTACAAGGATAAAATCACCCTTCTTACACCACGGCCCAGTTGGGAACTTAACTTTATCTAAATAACAATCGGGTCCTAAATCTATTACAAACAGCACTGTCGTAAGCGTTTCTTCATTTCGCATTGTTTCGTCTGATTTGAGGATGCCTCCGTCATGCTCTTTTTCCGCTTCCGGAATGGCGCAGAGTATGCGATATCCAGAGGGCTTTGGGAGCTGTGTTGCCTTCTCTTCGCTTCTTTTATTAAGAACTAAAGATAAATCTACTGCCTGTGCTAGGTCATTCATCGTTTGCCTTTTCTATTCGATCCTTCAGGTCTAATGCGTAACCACGAGCAGTGAGCAGACCCCGAATCTCACCACACGTTTTTTTGTAATCTTCAAACTTCTCAAAATTACCGTTTACTACTGCTTCGTTTAACTGTTTAACTTTTTCGTCTAGTTGTTGAACAATTATTTCTAACTCTGTCATTGTCTATTCCCTGCGTTTCGTTCTCTAGCGGCTGCTATATCAATACCCATTTGTGTAGCTTGCATCTCACTATCACGGTCTAATTTGTCTTTGTCGTAAGACATCTTAATCCCCGCTTTTTGTCCTTCTATATCGACTTGAGACTGTATTCGTTCTCTCTCAACCTGTATCTGTTCGCCTTTAAGCTGTGCATCCACTTGATCTTTCTGGGCTTTGCGCTGAACGTCTTGCATCTTGATCTGTAATTCTTGCTGTTGCATTTGAATAATCGGATCTTGAGCTTGCTGTTGAGCCTGTTCTTGAGCTGCCTGTGATTGATTTAATTGGAGTAACTGTATAGAGGCTTGAGCAATCAGTCTAGAAATCTGGACTTCGTACTCTTCCGGAATTGTATCTTCGTCTTCTTTGAGATACGGTAACGGTGCGCCTAACTGCTGTTCTATTAACTGGCGATACTTGAATCCAAAGTGTTCCGCTATATGTGCCTGTAAACCTGCCGTCATTACCTGTGCTTGTGGATTCTGACCAATAACCTTTGCTGTTAGCGGATCTTTTAGGAAGTTAGTATGGGCAGTAATGTGCGCTTCGTGGTCTTGATAAATGAAAGCTTTAAGGGGCTTACTATTAAGTACATCCATATTTTCAGTAATAGGATCTTTGGGTTTTCTATCCTCTTGCATCGGGATTAACTTTTGGGCGTTTCGAATACCCAGCACATCTAACATCTGCCTATGTAATTGCGGTAGATTGTAAATCTGTGGTGCGCCCTGTGCTAACTGAAGAACGGCCTGATACTGCACAATCTTCTGTGCCATCGTTGCGGCGTTTGGATCGCTAACTGGAATAACGTTAACTAAGTCATAATCTGACTGTTTAGCCCGTGGACTTCCTTCTTCGGGTTCGTAATCGTATTCTTCAGGGGTGTAATCACGGATTATCTCTTTGAGGAGCTTAAGTTCCTGCTTCATCGAGTAGTGAATACGAGACTGTACTGCACTCATTACTTTAAGGGTACGTTCTAAGATGGCTAAAGTTGTTCCAACAGGAGAATTGGCTGACATATCAGATATCTTCATATCCGCTGCTGAGGCAAATCTGCGGCCTTCTTCTACAATAGTTCCTAGTAGACTATATAAGACCTGACTTGGTTCTTTATACGGCAGACTCATTAAGTTGTCTTTGAGCGCCCCACTTGGAACATCCGCATCCCGCCATTCGCCCGGAGCTATCGGGGTATCATCACCTTTGATTCGCAATCCACGGGTTTTAAATCCGCCCGGTAAGTTAGATAAGGTTCCTGCATCCACCAGTTGCCGTATAAGGGAAGTACTAGACTTGGCAAAAGCACCAACAAGATGGATAAGACCAAAACAGTAGAAACCAAAGCCCGGCACATAACCATAGTGAACAAAATGATTTCTCTTCTGATGTGTATCATCCTCTGGCCTCCAGTTACGCCGTATAGATAGGATAGTTTCTGAATCCTTATCTATAGTTACTACATATGGTAAGGCTATTCCTGTTGGTTCGCCATCTTCTTCGTCTTCATATCCTACTAAGTCTAGATAAACGTGCATTTCGAGAAGTTTATAGCGGTCATCTGTGGTAGCTCGAAAGCCCATCTTTTCTGCGATCTTCTTCTCTACTTCGTCTAATGAAGAGCTGGCCTCACCCAAATCTACGTCCCGATAAAATCCGGCAAACTGTAAACGCTTTACCTCGTTCTCGGTCTTTCGCATAATGTGGGTTATTCGTGGAGACTGTTCTAGACTAGAAGCCCCGTAAGGTACGACTATATCTTCTGCCGGAATAAACATCGAAACTTGCCGATTCAGAGAGGGATCAAAGTAGACCTTCTTAAATGCATTACCAGAAAGTCCTAGTCCCCAAATCATTCGCTCGTGTTCAGGGCGGTATTCTGTCATTACATCCGTAAGCTGATAGTTCATATCTTCTTGAACTCGTATGGCAGCGTCCTTCTTTTCGGGAGTCTCTTTCCCGATAATCATAGTCTTGACCGGACCCGCAGCTGGAAACGTTTCCATGATGGTTTCAGCTTGGAACTTAACAAGAGCTTCACTTAAGAGGGGGTGATATACTCCACAAGCACCTTCCCACGGGTCTGTTCTTTCCTCAATCTTCATTCCCAAAAGCTCAAGTCCGTCTACATAGGTCTGGATCCAGTCCTTCCTAGCATCAATATCGTCTTGGTAGTCAGCTAATAAGTCGCCAGCTATTTGGACTAATTCTTTCTCACTTATTTCTTCTGCTAGATTATCATCAAAGCTGTCTTCAACATCAATCTCAATCTCTAAAGATTCTAAACCCACAGGATCTTCTATCTCTATCTCTATATCGGGCATTATTTCTTCTTCTATCCCAAGAGGAGCTGCGTATAAACTTTTTTCAATCATGATATGCCTTAGTAATATGCCGCTTTACGTCTAAAGGATCTTACTTCATCCTCCTCATCAGAGGGAAGTCTTAAAAATCCACCTTTTCTAAATCTAATCAACGCCTGTGTACTACTGTCCACTAAGTCATCGTGGTCTGAATTGGGAAATGCCGCCATTTCCTCGATCACTTCCTCCGCCCATCTTGTTGGCGGTGCCCAGACTTTACCAGATGAGAATAAATCCGATACACTATTAATTCGCACTATCTTATCATTACCTCTTGTCGGTGTAAACTCTTGGACAGGTATCCCCATCGCCCGAAGTTCATAGATTAGTGGTGCACCAGACGCTTTTGCCTCTACTACAAACGCATCCGGCTCCCATTCTCGGTAATGTTCCATCGCTTTTTCCTTTAATTCTGGAAATTCCATACGTCTTTTAAACGCATCGAGAAGAATAACGTGCGGGTCGGCCTCGTTTTCGTCTTTATAGAAAACTCCCCATGTCGTACACGCACTATAGTCGCTTCTTTCCGTCTTTGTAAAGGCAGTATCCCAGCTTTGGATGATAAATTGACATTTTGGCGGTCTTTCTGGCTCCCAAATCTGCCACCACTCTCTTTTTATAATCGCTCCTTCCTCAGAAGTAGGATCTTGTTGGTACTGTGCTTGCCATTTAGATAGCGGAAGTTCAGTTCTTAACGCTTCAAGCTCTTCATAACTCCAAAATTCTGGCCATAACGGTTTATCACTCGGCAAAATTGCAGGAAAGTCTATTACCTCCCAGTTATCCCCATCTCTTTCTAAACTCGCCCGCTGTATTTTTCCCACTAAGTCCCGTTTAGACCACCTTGTCATCACAATTACTATACTACCGCCCGGTTGGAGTCGCTGTCGTGGACCTGATGTGTACCATTCATAGACCTTATCAAAGACAGAAGGGTCGCCGGCGGCTAACGCTGCTTCTTGTTCGGAATGTGGATCATCAATAATAAGCAGATCAGCTCCTTTACCAGTAACAGTCCCGCCCACACCAATAGCAAAATACTCACCATTAGAATTAGTGGACCACCGACCAGCAGCTTTACTGTCGTGTCTAAGACTGACATTTGGGAATACCTTACCATAATGATCTCCATCAACTAAATTCCTTACTTTCCTACCAAACCCTACGGCCAACTCTGCCGTATTCGAACATTGAATGATTTTCTTATTTGGGAACTTTCCTAGAAACCACGCCGGCAGAAGATAACTCGCAAACTCCGACTTCGTATGTCGAGGAGGAAGGTTAATGATTAACCGTCTCGTCTTTCCAGCGGCGATCTCCTCAAACTTCTTTGCCATGACCTTGTGGTGTCTGCCGTCTATAAAGCCCGGCCACATCATTCTTACAAACGGTAGAAAGTTTTCCTGCGCCCGTTCCATATCTTCACTGGCTATCCACTGCGCTGCTGCTCGAAATATCTCTTCCCTCTCGCCCGGCGGAAGCTTCTCTAAGATCTGTTCAAGATTCATAAATTACGCATCACTATCCCTAAAGGTCTGACAGTCCGTGCTTTATCTGGCATCCGCTTACAATGACCTAACTCACAAAGGCGCTTCATAATTCGATGAATGTTGCCCCTACCGTTGACATTTGCCATATACATTACTTCGTCTACTGATGGGCCATACCCATATGACTTCCAGAACTCATCAATAATCATATAGATCTCTTTCTGTCGTGGTGTCATTTCTGTCTCGTCTTCGTTTGCGCACTAGCTATCCATCCCTTTGCAATCACGCCCGCTAATTCCCAGCGGCGTTGGAACTCTAACATCAACTCTATAGCCTTGTCTACGTCTACAGAACGCATCTTTCTCTTAAATTCTTCATTTTCCACCCCCCACCCCCTTTTCTCTCCAAACATTGACGGGGGGGTGTTCCTGTACAGTATCTTCAGACTCTTCCCAAACATTTAATACCCCCTCCCCCTCCTCTTTTTTTTCTTCATTAGAATCAATGACTTGCGCATCAATGTTAATGTCGTTTATGTCATGTGGTAACGTTACCACTTGCTCTTTTTCTTCAATAGAATCAATGGGTTCTGCGTCATTTTGTGGTGATTTAGCGTGTGGAATAGTATGCATATCCGCTGGCGTGTCGGTGCGCCCGTTTTGGGTTGTGGGGGTGCGGTGCGTCTGCGGTTCTGCGGATTGGTTAGGCGTGGGCGTTCCCTTAATTTCCTCTAGTAAACTCTCACCCGTCATGGCGTAATCTACTGTAATGGCGTTCCGGCTGAGTGCATCTTTTAATTGTTTCATTAGTTTATTCTTAGCATCGAATGAACTATTAATAGTGGTTATTTCCTTCCGTTCTACGAATAAGCCGACATCGTAAGACTTTCCCAGCAGTTCGAGCGCACGGACACGAGTGGCGGGCGGTGTTTCAGGACTAAGGGCGTGGATTGTTAGTTGGTGCAATATGAGTGCCTTCAAGTTCGAACTCTCATAATGTGCCTGTGCCTCAATAGCCAACTTGAACGCCTCTATCTCATTGTGTATTGTTGGGTTACTTGCCAACTTGTGCGCCTCATTACCCTGATATTGTTTTTTACTCTTAGAGTTATAGTTATCCCTGTAGGCTTGGGCTTTAGTTTTACCCATGGCGACATCTTTAATAAAACCCCTCTGTTTTGTTGTGAGTGTTCTTTTCTTACCCTCACCCATTATTAGAGACTCTATAGGGAATTGTTTTAGTCCTTCCCTTATTTGTGTTCTATTCAACTTAATTTTATTGGCGGGCTTTTTCGTAATCATTGTCTTATGTATAGGGTATAAAGTAAGAATATTCTACCATCATCTTAGAACTAAACACAATGCGGGCTTTACTGTATATAAAACCATGAGGGAATGTCCTAATAAAATAATTACATAAAATGTAAATAAAACACTTGACAAGCCCATTTTATATGATAATATCTACACATGAATTAGTTTTATAGTAATACATTGTAGTTATCTTAACCATATAAATAAAGGGTTTAACCATGAAATTATTTGCACATTATTGGGTATCAAAAAGAAAAGGAAATATTTTAAGCATTAGCGTAGATTTTCCTAAGCCTAGCAGTTTAGACAAACAATACAGGGTATCAGGCAAACGAGAGGCTCGCAAAATTGCCAAAGAACTTAATGCCACTTGCTGGAATTTTTAATTAATACGCGGGGAAACCCGCCACCAACTAAGGGATTATATGAACACAACCGCACAAGTAGAAATAAAAGAAGTTTACGGAAATAGAGCAGTTTATCCCGTGAATGATACCGCCAAGTATTTGGCACAATTAGCCGGCACTAAAACATTGACAACCGGCACGATTAACACGGCCAAGAATATGGGCTTTACATTCGAAGTAATTACGCCAACTTTAAATAATATGGGTAATTTATTAAACGAAGAACAAAAGAACCATTACAACCAAATTTTATTAAACACAGTTAAAGGGAGTTAATAACTATGCAAAATGAAAAACTTACACATGACGAATTGCATTGGATTGTTATATCAATTAATAATGAAATTGGAAGAATGTTTAAACAAGCGCAATCATTTAATGAATTAGATTCTTGGAAATACAGAAGAGAGAATGAGGGATATATAGAAGTTCTTTTGAGTGCAAAAACCAAACTAATACTTACACAATTTAACTTAGAGGCGGGGAAACCCGCCACCAACCAAGGGAGTTTATAGCATGATTTATTTTAAGCCTATGGGCGATATGTTATGTATGAATAGAACGCCAGCACTCAGTTATCCACGGGTAGCGGATTCCATTCTAAGCGGGATTTTAGCCGGCTTAATGGAAAGAGGATATACCGAAAAGATGGCAAGTGCTTTTATTACTTCCAAAATTTTAAGGTGCGAACTTGACGGAAAACTAGAGGATGCACTTTTTAATTTTGCCAAATTTTACGGGGAAACAATAGCACCAACTTATATTGATAAATGCGAACAATACGCAAAGGAAGATTAAAACATGAATGATTATTACACTTTTAACATAGCCAGCCACTATGCCAGCGCAATTGTGAACGGGGATTATTCCGGTTTAGATGATGCCGAGGAAAAACAGTTAAACGAATTTTTTGAGAACCTTAACAATTATCTAGGTGTAGAAAATACCACTATGGATTTAATGCTAGACGATTATGAGCAAGATAGTTATTTTGACATTGACGAAGTAAGCGGGCTTTATGCGGACTGTATCGAATTTAAATTATACATAAGGACAATATGAACGAATACGCACAAATAGCCCTAGAACGGGCAACCGGCAATACTTCCATGATGAATTATGGGCGCATAATGGCGGGCTTTCAGTCCAAGGGATTACCAGCCGAGGAAATACACCCTAGGGTAAATGTATTGACTTTACAGGCATGGAACGCCAAAGGGCGCAGAGTAAAACGCTATGAGACGGGCGTAAAAATATTAACTTGGGTAAACATGAAAGCAAAAGACGGGACAGAATACAAACGCCCTAAAAATGTTTCAGTATTCCACATATCACAAACCCAACCAATGAAAGGTTAAACCATGATTACAAACGATAGTTTTACACGGGTAAACAATGACACGAACGGCAATCCCCGTTATGTTATCCACTTTTTAAACTTAAATAATGATTATGAGAACGCACTAAAAACCGCTAGAAAATTAGGCGGGCGTAAATTCCATAATAAACAATACGGGGGCGGGATTGTTTTTCAATCCTACAATAACCACGCTTTAGCCAATCAACTCAACAAATTAATAGGTGCAATATGAAAATTACAATGACCACTATAAAAAGTTTTATTAAGAAAAATGATAATTTATATATTCAAAATTTATCCCGTTTTGATGGCATGGTAGATTGTGTAATGCCAAGCGCAGAGCAGAGTTTTCAACCCGTGGAAAGAATACCATTACGGGACATTTGGAACGATAACCACAAAGGAATTAAACAGGCTTGGTTTACCCTTGGCGGGGATGATAGATTTTACCCGTTTGAGGATGACACTTTCAAGGGTTATGAAGTGGTTAATTGTTGCGGGAAGTTTATTCTAGCAATCAAAAAATAATAGCCGTTAGCCCGTTTAATGCGGGTTAATGGATGCTATTTTGCATCTTACACTTGAGGGGGTTATATGAATGTTTATATAGAAAACGGATTTAAGAACCGCAAAGAGTATCTTGAGAACTTAGCGGATGATTTTGGAACGGATACGGGAACTGTATTTATGTTAGCCGAATTTTTAGGACAATCCGAGGACTTCGATGGATTGATTACTTCACTAGAGGATTACTTACAAGACTATTAAACTAACCGCCCGCCCTAAAAAGCGGGCAAGAAAGGGACACAATGAAATATATTAGACTGAGCCAGCATTTATCGAACATAGCAACAGGCAATTATTGGAACGATACAGTATTAAAACGGGTATTTAAAAACCCATTATTAAACGATACGGAACGCTTGCTTGTTTTATGGTTTAGTAAAGGTTATCCAAATTTACGCCACCAAATGCAAGAAATATCTATAAAACTTTATCTAAACAGGGCATAAAAATGAACGAACTTTTAAAAGGATTGTAAAAATGCAAAATATTGAATTAGATAATTGGGTTTACGCTTGCATAGCACGATTAACAGATAATTTTGATTGGGCTGGGCAAGATATAGAGTTTGAGGATAGATGCCAATTTGAGCAGTTATTAATTGACGCTATTATTTCAAATAAAGAACTAGCGGATAAATTCGTGGATTTATGCTTAGACCACGGAATTGTTGAGCATGATTATTTTGATACTTTAGAGGAAAATTATGACTAAATATTTATGCAAGTGGGGTAGTGCTGGCAAATACCTAGAATTTGACCATTTTGAAGTGCAAGAATTTCACTACTTTAATGATGATAACGGGTATACGGCAGAGAACCGGCATTACATTTTAAAACTTAATAAAGGGGACAGGCTAGACCTATCGGACGGGATTAGCCAATACCACGAGATAGAGGTATTAACATGATTAAAACGCTAGAAAACAGTATCTATTGGCAAACCCATGTATTAAACAATTCCAAGGATAAACGCCAGCAAGACAGGTGTAGGTTAGCCATTGAACGATTACAGAAACAAATTGACGAACTTAAA